TGGTTCAGATGGTAAGTTTGGTTGGGATAGCCATTGCTTAAACAAGGACTTATATGAATTAGAAACTTTTGGTGGTAGCCCTTTGATTAAATTCATCAGAGAATTAAATGCGGAACATAGGAGTATTGAATCGTGAAGATAGCAGTATTAACTTCTTCTATTGGTAGTACAAGGTTGTTAGAACCTATACCATTCGATGGTGTGGACTATCATGCTTTTGTTGATTATGAACATGATAATACATCTTGGATTAAACATCCTGTAATTCCTTTTTCTGCAGATATAGTATATCAGAATCGTAGGAATGCAAAGGTATATAAGGTTCTCCCATTTGCTTTTTTGCCAGATTATGATTATTATTTTTGGATAGACTCCACACACATCTTGGAAGCAAATCCATATAAAATTATTGATACTTATTTAAAGGAAAGTGACATAGCAGTATTCAAACATCCAGAAAGAGATTGTGTATATACCGAAGGAAATTTTGTAAAACAAATCAGATATGATCATCCTAACTTATTAGAGGATCAACTTGCTTTTTATAATGATATGTGCTACCCTAAACATAATGGATTATATGAGTTACCAGCGAGAGTGCAAAGAAATACTAAATTGACCCAACAACTAGGTTGGATGTGGTGGGAACAAATCTGTATGTTTTCATCAAGAGATCAAATTAGTTTTCCTTTCGTTTGTCATCAGTTAGGTATTAAACTAGCAATTCTACCAGGATTTGCAAATACTATTAGAGGCAACAAACTTATGCCACAATTAGTCCTCTCACATCATAATAGAAGAATTTAATGTGTAGTTTTTTATTTACAGATCAAGAAATTAATGATTTTGATCACACTAATCATTATATGAAATTTAGAGGGCCTGATTCTACAAATCAGGTAGAAGTTAATGAATATATTTTTGTTCATAATCTCTTATCAATTACAGGAGATTTTACAGAACAACCATTTATTAATCATGATGATGAAATTGTTTGTGTTTATAATGGACAGATATATAATTATTCTGATTTTGGAGATTATAAATCTGATGGTGATTGTCTGATACCACTATACCAAAAATATGGAGATAAGTTTATTCAAAAATTAGATGGTGAATTTGCTATTGTACTAGTTGATTTTAAGAAAAATTTATTCATAATTTCTACTGATGTGTTTGCGACTAAACCTTTATGGTATTCTATAGGAAGTTCTCTTATTGTTGCTAGTTATGAATCTGCTGTAAAGTCTCTAAAAACTAAAAAAAGTCATGAAGAAAGTCCTAAAAAATTAGATGCAAATATTACGAGAGTATATGATCTGAAAACAAGAAACCTTATAAAAGAATTTTCTGTATATGAATTTGATTTGAATCAACATAAAACTTCTTTTGATGATTGGAATAAAGCATTTGAAAATTCAATTCGAAAAAGAGCATTTGATTTAAGAGAAAATATTTTTATTGGCCTTTCAAGTGGATATGATAGTGGTTCAATTGCTTGTGAGTTGAATAAACAAAACATACCATATAAAGCATACAGTGTTGTTGGATATGAAAATGTAGATGTATTACAAAAAAGATTCTCTATGTTTAATGAAAATTCTTCTGGAGAGTATTTACAAGACAATAGATGGAAATATAAAAATTATATTAATTCCAATGTAGAAGAATTTATGTATAGAATTTATTCTTCGAGTAGTAATTATAATGAATTTGGATTAAGATTACAAGATGATAATGGATCTTGTGGGTTATCCATGGTTTGTGATCGTGCCAAGAGTGAGGGTAAAAAAGTTTATCTATCAGGTTCTGGTTCAGATGAAATATTTTCTGACTATGGATTTAATGGTGAGAAAAAATATATGCACAGTAATTTTGGTGGATTGTTCCCAGAGGATTTGTCAACCATATTTCCTTGGGCTTCTTTTTATGGAAGCACTATGGTTTCTTATCTAGCAAAAGAGGAGTATGTTGCAGGATCATATGGTATAGAAACACGTTATCCTTATCTGGATAAATATGTTGTTCAAGAGTTCTTGTCACTGACACATACACTAAAGAATTCAAAATATAAGTCTGTACTTGATGAGTATTTGGCTAGATCAAACTATCCGTTTGAAAAGAATATTAAAAGAGGTTTTTAATTAAATGTTTGATTTTTCCAAATTAAAAGGTGTCTTTCACGTTGGTGCAAGCACAGGACAAGACACTGGTGATCAGTCTTTCTCTAACTCTGGTATTAGGTTCTATGACAGTCATGACTTGAATGTTGTATGGATTGAACCAATCAAAGAAGTCTTTAATACTCTTGAAAGTAATATTGCAAATTATCCAAAGCAACATGCATTTAACTGTTTAATTACAGATCAAGATGATCAAGAATATCCTTTTTATATTGCAAATAACAATGGAGAGTCATCTTCTATTTTTGATCTGACTTCTGAGATTCTAGAGACATATCCAAATATTCATTATGTCTCATCCAGAACTATTCTCAGTAAGACTATATCTACTTTGATTCTTGAGAATCAAATTGATATGGATGATTATGATTATCTTGCTTTAGATACACAAGGATCAGAACTTTTAGTAATGAAAGGGTGTAGAGATTTTTTGCGGAGTTTCAAGTATATCAACACTGAAGTCGCTGACTACAATGCATATGATGGGTGCTGCCTTCTAAGCACGGTAGATGAGTATCTAGAGTCTATGGGATATAAACGTGTTGATCTTATCCCTTGGAATTCTGGAAATGCTGCTGGAGACTACTACAATGCTCTCTACGAACGTGATGATACTGTAGAAATTCCCAAAAAATATTATACAACTGCTGAAGCGTTTACTGATGACAACTACTTTAGACCTTTTAGAAATAAACCAGTTACTACAGATAAATGGAACTTGTCGGAACACTTTAAGAAACATTATTCTCAGTCATGGGAAGATAGTGTATTAGAGTATCTTTATTCAGTTATTCCTGTTAGACGTAAGTACTATGTTGAGTTTGGAGGTGCAATCGGTCAATGTCATGGGAATACCACTTATCTAAGAACTAAAGGGTGGGATGGTCTATTGATGGATGGTAGTGAGTATGAGATCAGTCGTTCTGGTGATCTGGATGTGAAACTAGAATGGATTACTCCTGATAATATTATGAGTCTATTTGAAAAGTATGATGTGCCAGAAGACTTTGATTTACTTTCTATTGATATTGATGGTGATGAACTGCATGTCTTTGATCGTATCGACACCGAGAAATATCGTCCATCTGTAATTATATGCGAATATAATCCTGGAATGCCTAATCACATTCCACTAACAATTCTAGAAGGTCGATCTGACTTTGGTAATAATCCTATTCCTCCTAGAGTTGATAACCATCCTAAGTCCTATCATGGATGTAACATTAATGCAATCTATACAGTTGCAAAACGAAAAGGATATTCTGTTGTGACATCTGTTGGGGTTAATGTTATTATGGTTAGGAATGATTATGCGGATCAATTTACTATTCCTAAACTGCATGAAATTTGCGTTCCGCCTTATATGCAACAGGAAACACATAGATTCTATGGCCCACAAGAACATTTTGATGATCGTTATGTATGGGAGGTAGTTACGTGATCTATAACATTTTTACCACAGCAAACAAATCATACTTCCCATTTGTCAATGTCTTTATAAATTCCTTAACCAAGAATTGTTCAAATCTTAATAAAATTTATATCGCAGACTGTGGGCTAGGTGAGTATCGTAAGTATCTAAAAGATAAATCTAATGTTTGTATTATGGATACTAATATTCTTGATGAGTACACTGGTGTTCATTCAGAAGGTTGGGTTAAAGCAACTCAACAAAAAACTAGAGTTTTGTATAAACTTTTAAGTGAAATAAATTTTAAAGAACCACTCATTATGATTGATAGTGATGTTTGTGTTTTGCATGATTTAGCTCAAGTCATTAATACTAATTTTGATATGCAAGTAACTACCATGAGTAATGGTGGTCATACTCGTAATGATGGAATTTTTATTAGAGAGATAGCAAGTTTTTTAATTATTAATAATTTTGATTTTGGTAAAAATTTTGTTTATAGTTGGATTAAAAAAATGGAAGAGTTTGGAAAAAATGGAACTCCATTTCCCCATGAAACACCAGCATTAAATACACTACTTCAGACTTTAAACAATGAAAAGTTTAAGATAGGATATTTAGAAGAAATAAAAGTCTGTGCAGATCAAACATTGACACCAGAAACTATTTCAGTGCATTTTAAAAGTAACGGAACAACTTCAGATGACCCTGTAATTAATTTTGAAAAAAGGATTATGTCAGTCAATAATATTACAGAGAATGATTTAGAAATTGGTAGTTATTTAAATGAACAGCAATATAGTCAGTGGAGATATGAATATAGGAAGTGATATGAAAATACTAAACATATATTGTGATGGTGGTTTTGGGAATAGATTTAATTCATTAGTTGTAGGACTTTTAGTTGCTGAAGTTGGAAATTTTAAACCTGTAATTTTTTGGCCATCTACAAATTGGTGTAGAAGTCTATTTAAAAATATTTTTAAAAATGATTATGTTAACAATAATCAAAATTTATCTTACTTTAAAAATAATTATAAAGATCATTTATTTGTAATGCATACAAATTCTGAAAATTTATCCTGTATAGTAAAACATCCTAACTCTTTTAACTCAATACAAGAAATTGTTGACTATTTTAATCAATCTAACAAACAAAAATTTGTTTACAATAATTCTATTATACCTAACTATTGTTCTAATTTTGATTTAAAAAAAATTATTAAAAATCTTAAATTCACTGACAGTATCACTAGTAAGGTAGATAAATTTGTAAAAAATTTTAATGGTAAATTTACTGGAATTCATTTAAGAAATACTGATTTTCATGATAATGAAAAAATAAAATTTGATCAAATAGAATCAGTAGTAAAAAATAATTCAAATATTAATTATTTTATCTGCTCTGATGATAAAGAATTAGAAGAAAGATTTACTAAAAATGATAATGCTTTTTCTTATCCAAAAACAAAGTACGTAGAAAAATTAACAAATGATGGTGAATGGAGAGACACAGTTGTGGATAGTGAAGGTAAAGAGTATTCATTTAATGTTGAGAGATCTGATGAAAGTGTTATTGATGCTATGGTAGACTTGCTTATATTATCAAAATCAACTATAATGAATACATCAGAAAGCACATTTCTTAAAACGGCTTTACTAATACAACAGTCAAATTAATTTATGAAAATTTTAGTTACAGGACATGAAGGTTTCATTGGTGGTCACGTTTTTAGTCATTTAAAAGCCATAGGACATCAAGTTAGTGGAATCGATTTTCCAGATGATATTGTTGATTTTGAAGGTGGTGATTATGATGTTATTATACATCTTGCTGCCTTTGCAGCTTTGAGAGATAGTTTTGAAAATCCTGATAGTTTCTGGGAAAATAATGTTGTAAAGTCTGTACCAATATTTGAGTTTTGTAAAAAGAAAGATGTTCGTTTATTGTATGCGAGTTCTGCAGGTGCTCACGGTTGGTGGCATAATCCTTATGCAATTACAAAAAAAGTAAATGAAATACAAGCACCACCAAATAGTGTTGGTATGAGATTCTTTAATGTATGGGCAGAAGAAGGTAGTAGACACGATATGCTTTATCGAATGCTACAAGATGATACTGCAAAATATCTTACAAGACACAAGAGAGATTGGATTCACGTTAA